GTTCATTCTGCGCAGCGTTCGTCTGTTGCGGGCCAGGCCGGACAAGCTCAGCGTGACCATGTTTCCCGACTCGCCTGGTGGCAAGTCGGTGGACCCCACCGACGTGCTGCGCGCCGAGGTGCTGGGTGGCGCCCGCAAGTTGAAGCGCTCCGAGCGAGCCTTCCAGCGCATCGGTGTTCTGCCGCAGGGCAAGATCATGGTGCCCGCCGCTGCGGCGCCGCTCGACTCCTACGGGAACGTGCCTGGCAGCTTCATCGTGCGCCTGCTGTCGTACTTCCAGGCCTTCGGCGAGCAGGGCTACCGCGCCAACATGAAGGCTTCCGGCATCCGCCGCCTGGCTGGTCGAGGAAACCCGCGCATGGGCCCGCCGCGGCGCTACGCCCACATCGGCGGCGTCGAGTACTTCGTCAGCTACGGCAGGACGGCCGGCGCGGCCATCAACGTCGAGCGCCGTGGTGGCCGAGACCAGCACCTGCCGGCCGGCATCTGGCAGCGCTCGGGCACGCATGGGTCGGACGTGAAGCCGGTCTTCCTCTTCGTCAATGCCCCGCGCTACACCCAGCGCCTGCGCATGGGCGAAATCATCGCCGAGGTCGTGCAGCGCGAGCTGCCGCAGCGGTTCCAGCAACAACTCAAGGACGCGCTGGCCACGGCGCGCTGATCCATGTTCACCCTCGATCTTTCCCAGTCGTACTGGTGGCCGGTCAAGTTCAAGGTGCCCAGCCAGAACGGGCTCGACCTGGTCGACATGTCGTTCGAGGTGGAGTTCAAGCGCTTCACCGCCACCCAGGTCACGGCCATGTTCCAGCGCGCCGGCACCGACCACATCGCCGACAGCGAGCTCGCCCGCGAGGTGGTGATCGGCTGGCGCCAGGTGGTGGGGTCCTCCGGGGCGATCCCCTTCAGCACCGAGGCGCTGGGGCGGCTGCTCGAGGTGGCAGGCGCCGGCTCCGCGATCATGCGGTCGTTCTTCGAGAGCATCTCGAAGGGCGCGGAAAAAAACTGACGGAGGCTGCCGAGACATGGGCACGCGGCGGCCTTCCCATCGACGAAACGCCCATCAAGGCGCTGCAGGCTTTCGGCGCGCCGCCGGAGGTCGTGGAGCAGGCACGTGCCGCCATCGTGGCGCGCAACGCGCGCGAGCAGTTCCACGTCTGGCCGGAGAACTGGCACGCGGTCTGCGTCTTCCTCGACATGGCCAGCCAGTGGCGGCTGGTGCCCACCATGAAGGGCGTGCTGTGGCAGGGCCTCGACTACGCGGCGCTGCCGGTGGTGCTGGCCGCGCTCAAGCCCACGCTGCCCGAGCACACGGTGCGCCCGCTGGCCAAGCTCATGCCACAGATCCGGCTGCTCGAGTCTGCCGGCGCCCAGCGGCGCAACTCCAGCTGAAGGCCGCGCAGTGCTGAACCTCGACGACCTGACCTACCGCATCCGCCTCGACGACAGCGAGGTCGAGCGCACGGCCGCGGCCACCGCAGCCCAGATGCAGCGCCTGGGTGGCGCGATCTCGCCCGCGCAGCGGCAGTTCGCCGAGCTGAACAAGAACACCAAGCTCACGCGCCAGGAGATGCTGGCGCTGAACTACACCGTCAACGACGTGGCGGCCTCGCTGGCCAGCGGCGCGAGCCCGTTCACCATCCTGCTGCAGCAGGGGGGCCAGGTGACCCAGGCCTTTGGCGGCATCGGCGCCACCTTCGGCAAGCTGGGGGCGGCGCTCACCGTTGGCCGCATCGCCGTCTCGGCCACCGCGGCGGCGGTGGGTAGCCTGGCCTTCGCCTTCGTGCAAGGCGCTCTGGAGAGCGACGCCTTCGAGAAGGCCATCAACCGCACCGGCAATGCCGCTGGGCTGACCGAGGCACGCTTCCGCACGATGACGCGGGAGGTGGCTGACGCTTCAGGCGCCACCGTCGGCTTCTCGCGCGAGGTGCTCTCGGCGTTGATCAGCACGGGCCAGTTCGGCCCGAAAGCGCTGGCCGAGGTCGGCTCCGCTGCGGCGGCCATGGGCAAGGCCTACGGCATGACCGCCGAGCAGGTGGTGAAGGACTTCGCCGGCATGTCGCAAGGCGTGGCCAAGTGGGCCGCCGAGCACAACCGCTCGATGAACTTCATCACCGTCGAGCAGTACCGCTACATCCGCGCGCTCGAAGAGCAGGGCAAGGTCAGCGAGGCACAGATCGAGACCGCGCGCCTGGTGCGCGAGGCTTCGGAGCGCGTCACGAACAACCTCGGCTTCCTGGAGCGCTCCTGGAACGCCGTGAAGAACGCGGCCTCTGGCGCATGGAACGCCATGCTCGGCGTGGGCCGCGCCGAAACCACGGCTGACGCAATCGCTCGGCTACAGCGCGAGCTCGACACCAAGGTGGCGCGCGGCCCGCTGAACGACGTGCCTGGCGTCAAGGCCTCTTTCGAGAAGGGCGTGGCCAACCTGCGGCAGGAGATCGCGTTGCTGCAGGAGAAGGAGCGTCTGGAGCGCCGCTCGGCCGAGGCTCAAGCTGCCGCCGCGGAGAAGAACCGCAAGGCGATCGAGGAAGAGCGGAAGAACGAGAACAAGAAGGGGCCGAAGAAGGAGTCACGCGACTACTTCAACGAGGCACAGGACCGGCTCGAGGAGCGCATCCGCGAGGGCCTGGATCGTCAGCTCGACTCGGAGATCGAGGCCGAAGAGAAAGCCCGCAGGAAGCGCGACGACGACTACCGCCGCCGGCTGGATCAAGCTGCCGACTTTGGCCAGCAGCTGGCCGAGCAGTCGCAGATGACCGACGCGCAGCTGATCACCGACGCGCGGGCGCGCGGCGAGGCGATCCTGGCGATCGAGCGTGCGTCGATCTCGTCGCGCATCGAAGCGCTCGGCCTGTCGCAAGAAGATGCCGCCGAACTTCAGGGCCGCGCCACCGAGTACTTCCTGGCCCGCGAGCGCCAGCTCACCGAGGAGCTGAAGCCGGAGTACCAAAAGCGTCTGCAGCTGTACCAGGACTTCAACCGCTACATGCAGCAGGCCTCTGACGAGTTCCGCGAGCAGTTCGTCGACTACGGCCGCGACGCCTTCCGCGAGTGGGTCGAGACCGGCAAGGTCAGTGCCAACACGATCACCAGCTACATCCGCCGCAAGTTCATCGACATGGCGTATGACCAGTTCCTGGCCGGCATCTTCGATCAGCTCGGCAAGAGCATCTTCAGCTTCGCCACCGGTTTCTTCAGCGGTGGGGGCAGCGGAGGGATTGGCCTGACCAGCGGCGGTGTGGGGCTGGTCGATCTGGGCCTGGGCGGCGGGCGTGCAGCTGGGGGCGATGTGCGCCGAGGCTCTCTGCAGCAGGTCAACGAGTTCGGCGCCGAGATGCTCACCATCAAGGGCCGCGACTACCTGATGATGGGCGCCGACTTCGGCAAGGTCACGCCGGCCGGCGCTTCCAACGGTGCTCCCGCCCGCCGCGATCCGAGCATCGACGCCTCGGTGACGATCGGCAGCGTGGGTTCGGGCGTCTCGCGCGCCGAGATGAACGCCACGGTGCGCAGCGCGCTCGCGCAGCAAGAGATGCGGCTGCGCCGCCTCTGGCAGCAGGGGAACTTCTGACCATGGCCGTCTACACCTGGCCCGCCGCCGTTCGCCCCTTGTCCTTCCAGGCTCGGGTGCAGTCGAACACTCGGGTATTCACCGCGCCGTACACGCCGGCCACGCAGGTGCTCGATCTGCTGGGTGAGGTCTGGTACTTCAGCATGGAGCTGAGAGACCACACCGACATGGTCGAGGGCGCCCAGCTCGAGGCGCTGTTCGACCGCCTCGCTGGCGGCGTCAACCTGGTCGAGCTGCCGATGCTGCACCGCGAGCTGCCGCACGGCACGCTGCGCGACGCGGCCGAGAGCGTCAACGTGGTCAACGGCAGCCTGGCGGCCGTGGCGGTGGTCAACGGCAGCCTGGCGGCGGTGAGCGTGGTCAGCGGCTCACCGACGCTCGAAAGTTCGATCGCGCAGCAGGCCGGCACGGCGACGCTCATCACGCGCCCTGGGAAAACTCTGCGCGCTGGTGATCATATTCGCTTGGCAAGCGGGCAGGTGTCGCGGCAGCTGGTGGACACGGTGGCCGACGCCAATGGACGCATGCCACTTGAGTTTCGTCCGCGCGCTCGCCAAGCCATCGCAGGCGCCACTGCGGTGATCGTGCAAGACACCCGCGTGAAGTACCGCCTGCTGTCGGATGCGATCCCGGTGGTCTTTCGCAGCGGCCGATACGACGGGCCTCCGATCGAAGGCGTCGAGGTCCCCTGATCAAGGAAACAGAACATGGCACGCATCGTTACCGGTGGGCTGACCACCTTCAACCTCGGCACGCATCTCGACCCCATGACGCTGGAGTTGTATGGCATCGCCAACTACTTCAGGACGCCTGACTACATCGGCACCAACTGGAAGCTTGCGATCGACTCGGCGGGACGTACCGTGTTCGGGCACGACACTGCGCTGGTCGTGGTGGGCACCACAGCTTCAGTGCAGAACCATGGGTTGAGCATCGCTGCTTCGTCGTATGCGCAGGGCATCTGGGCGTCTGGCACTGCATCGGGCAGCAGGATGTTCATGGCTAAATCGCGCAGCGGCACGATCGGCAGCCACACGTCGGGCATTGTGCAGTCTGGTGACACGTTGCTGCAGCTGGATGGAGCCGGAAGCGACGGTGTTGATTTTCAGGCGGCCGCGCGAATCTTCGTGGCCGTGGACGGTACGCCTGGTGTTGGCGACATGCCCGGCCGCATGGGGTTTTCCACAACGGCGGATGGCAGTGCCACTCCTGTCGAGCGGCTCCGCATCGACAGCTCCGGCCACACGTCTCCAGGGGCCGACAACTCCTACAGCTGTGGTATTGCTGCGCGGCGATGGTCCGTTGTGTACGCGGCGACGGGCACGATCAACACGTCGGATG